AAAAAAGCTTTACTATTCTGCAAAAGTATGATATAATAGTGTATATGATATTTTAACTGAGGAGTATATTATGGCACAAACACAAAAACAAAGAATGGCACTCATTCGTAAAGTTTCCAAAAAGTTCAATAAGAAGTTACAGCGCAATCAACGTGCACGTCAAGAAGAAACATCTTTCCTTGACAATGTTGATAACGGTGACAACATCTATGCATACACAGATGCACCAAAGTATGTCAATGAGTACTATGGCGATCGTGCTCGTGATCAAGAAGCTTATGAGAAGGATTGGAACTAATGGTTGATTATAGAGATATGTCCTCAGATCGTATGGCAGCATGTCGTGTGTTCTCTGGCGAGATACTTCGTATTCGTACTATGATTGCTGAAGGCGATGATGATGCACAGTTTCTCAATCAAGTAATTAACTATCTCGAAATGCGTATTGACTCAATGAAAAAGAGGGAACATTACAGATGACAATGCATTTATTACCATCTTAAAGTATGATATAATATCATACGAGGAGATTTTATAATGACTATGCATATGCTGCCATCTTATTTTACCACGACTAGTAGCCGTAAACGTAAATCAAAAAATAAGAGTGAGTCGATCATTCAAGAAGAGATCAAAACTCAAAAACTTCTTGAGAGACTTGGTTATAATAAAAATCATAATTTTCGTTCTGATATGCCAAACTATCGTGTATCAAAGTCAGATATAAAAACATCTGATAGAGTCGGCAATGGTTTCAAAAATATAGCAAAGCAGTACACTGGTGACGAGTTAGCAGGCATCGGTACTTTGCATAAATCTAATATGGTGCCAGTTCGTAAAGACAGTAATGATGCTAAAGAAATTGCAAGGATGAGAAGAGGATGAAGAATCCAGTTGCAAAATATTTGATGTGTGCATATGCATACTATGTAGAAGATGATCCACTTATATCTGACCAAGAATTTGATGATCTTGCAAAATTTATTCTTGAAAACTATGATGCGATTGATCATCCCCATAAAGGTCGTTTGACTCAGTATGATCTCAAAGCAGGAACTTTTCTTGGTAAGTATCCATCGATGGTAATTGGTGCAGTAGCAAGTTATAGAGAAAAAATGAAAATAAAGTGAAAAAAAGCTTTACTTATTTCCAAAAGTATGATACAATAGTGTATACGATATTTTAACTGAGGAGTACATATCATGGCATTAACAGCATTGAAAGGTAAAAAAGTTACAAAGAAAAAAACTATACGCGCGAAGTCTCGTGTTGGCATCGCAGGTGTTTCTCTTGATAGAGGATTCAGAATATTCAAGAATGAGTTTCATGTGAATGTGGATCGTAAAGAAATTGCTTCCACTTTCAAATCATACATCAAAAGTAAAATGACTAAGGATGATCAAAAAGATATCCTAGCAAATCCTGAGTACAAGTTCTACACATATAGTCATCATGCTGCAACTGCATTTTGGTCTGTAAATGATCTCACTTCAGATGAAACTTTTGAGCACTATTCAAAGGCACTTTATAATTATTGCCTTGATCTAATTGAATCTGGAAGAAAAATCCGTTCAGAGCAAACAGTAAAAGAAACTGTGAAGATAGTTTCACTTTCTCCGATGCAAAGATTACAAAATAAAATCGATGATACTATCATGCAGGATCTACTCGAGCTCCAAGATCGATGGATAGATGGTGAAAATGTTACTATCGATCTATACAAACTATTTCAATCACACAGTTTGTCTGGCAGTGCAACGCTGTCAGCCAGAAAGGTGGTTGAGGGCTGGTTACTAGACTATGAAGACGCTTACCATAAGCGAGATGAACAAGCCGTCGAGGGTTATTCTCATTTGAAAAAAACCGAACTCAATCACCGAATCAAATCTTGTCAAGAGATGCTCCTCGATCTCGACAAGATACAGTCAGCAACAAAGGCAAATCGTAAGGTTCGTAAACCGAAGATAAAGTCTGCTGACAAACAAGTGGCGAGAGTACAATACAAGAAAGAAGATAACGACTTTAAGTTGGTCTCCATTAATCCGATTCTCCTCATCGGATCAAGAAGACTTTACGCATTCAACTGTAAAGAAAGATATCTCATCGAGTACTGCACCCAGTCCGTTAATGGATTTGAAATATCAGGAACAACAATTAAAAATATTGATCCAGTTAATAGTCGACAAGTTCGGTTACGTAAACCGGACGAATTTATTCCGATTGTTTTGAAAAAGACATTTAAACAGATTGATACTGAATGGAAGAAACTCACTACTAAAACGAGTGTACCTAATGGTAGACTTAATAATGACACAATTCTATTAAGAGTAATGGATAAATGAAAGTGACAATGATCGATCCACCTAGTGGTTGGCGATATGGATTCCCTAAACCTCTTCCTGAAGAAGTAAAAGATGATGTACTTCCTTGGTTAATTGGTGAAGGATATCCGCAATCAGAGATCGATCGTTGTGGCGAACATTTTTATTGCCGATATTGGGAGACTACGCTTGACAATTGAAGAACAATTTCTAACTAAATCAAAGTTCACTAAGCTAATTGAACATACAGTAGCAGAACTACGTATTCCATATATGGATGCTATTCTTCACGTTTGTGATAAGAATGAAATCGAACCTGAAGACGTGAAAAAGTTTATCTCACCTATTATTAAAGATAAACTGGAAGCTGAGGCAATGCAGCTTAATTTCTTGCCAAAACAAAATTCATTAGATTCGGCATTATTCGAATAAGATGAATATAAATAGTTGTACATTACAGTCATACTGTGTTATAATAAACAATATTTCAGCAATACAAAAGGATACAAAATAATATGTCTTTCGCAAATCTTAAACGCAATCGCGATCAAATTTCTAAACTAGTTCAAGCTGCCGAAAATGCAGGCGGTGGTGAAAAGAAAAACTATAGCGATGAGCGAGTATGGAAACCAACAGTAGATAAAGCCGGTAACGGTTATGCTATTCTACGATTCCTCCCAGCCAAAGAAGGTGAAGATCTACCATGGGCTCGTTATTGGGATCATGGATTTAAAGGTCCAACCGGTCAATGGTATATCGAAAACTCTCTTACTTCTATTGGCATGCCAGATCCAGTCGGTGAATTAAATTCTCGTCTTTGGAATTCTGGTTTTGAAGAAGATAAAGAAACTGCACGTAAACAAAAGCGTCGTCTACATTATGTAGTGAATGCACTGGTCGTACAAGATCCGGGCAATCCAGCAAATGAAGGTAAAGTGTTCATTTATAAATTTGGTAAAAAGATCTTTGATAAAATCATGGATGTAATGCAGCCATCTTTTGCAGATGAAACACCGGTCAATCCATTTGATTTCTGGGAAGGCGCAGACTTTAAATTGAAGATCCGTCAAGTTGAAGGATATCGCAATTATGATAAGTCTGAATTCTCAACTCAATCTGCATTGCATGGTGGTGATGATACAGCGATTGAATCAGTGTATAACCAACTACATTCGTTGAGTGAGTTCACTGATCCAGCTAATTATAAAAGCTATGATGAACTTAAAACTAAGTTGTCTCGTGTACTTGGAGAAAATGTTGCCGGTGTAGGTGCTCCTACTATGCAACAGACTGCTCAAATGAATGAGCCAGTTGCTCCTCCAGTAGAACCATCAGCTCCTATGGCTCCAATGACAGCAGAAGAGATGACTACTACTGGTGATGAAGATGATACAATGTCATACTTTGCACGATTGGCAAGTGAAGACTAATGCCTAATCCTAAAATAATATTTTTTGCACTATTTTTATTATTTCTATTTTTACTTGCAAAGGAATACTATATAGGAAATTGGCATCTAAAGAATGGCACCTATGCCAATATCGCTGAATAAGATTCGGATAAAAATAGGAATTAGCAACTCTAATGACTAAAGACGAATAAGGGGACTTCGGTCCTCTTATTCTATTTTAGCTGAGCTAAAACCATATCATTAGGATCAAATACTACACCACTGTTTAGTACAATTGGCTGCGAATTAGATACACTATTAGTTGTATTATCGCCTACTTGACCGATATTTGTAGATCCTGCAGATCTAAATGCCATTGCAGATTGTTGAGCAGTCATAGTTTGTACTCCTCCGGCGACACCACTGTCGGCTCTAGGAGCAGTTACAGTAGAAGATGGACCCATGCCAGCTCCAGCTAAGTTTTCATATCCAGAACCAGAAGGATTTGAATATGATGATTGACTGCTGCCAGAACTATTATCCATCAAATATCCCATTATCTTCGACCCAAGGTAATCACCGGCAAAATAGCCTAGTGTACCAAAAGCTGCTGCACCACCGAGGCCTCCTAATACAGTACCTAAGCCAGGAAATCCTGCTGTGCCAGCAAGGCCACCTAATATTACTCCTAATTTTGCGAATCCAACTCCGCCTAGTGCACCTCCTAATAAACTTCCAATTGATTGAGCTTTATCTTTATCAGAAGATTTTGGATCTGCCATTATTTGTGCTGCACCTATTGCATCTAGTGCTGCAAAAAGAACACCTGCTCCGGGTATACCTTTTAACAACTTAAGCTTAGGAAATTTATTAATCCACGATGAATTAGGTTTCCCTATTGGTGTGCTATTGGGTACTGCTTGAGTAAATATATTTCCATTCGGCCCTCGCATCACTTTCATTTTATTCCCAGCTTTATTTTCAAATACTTCGCCGGCAACTCTACCTGATTTAGTTGTTTTGGGTATTGGAGTTTCTCCAAACCCTCTACCACCTGCACTTCCGCCGCGCAGAGCTTGAGTAGCTTTAACTCCTCCGTATGCAAGAGCTGTAGTGGTCGCAGCAGCAGCAGCTATGTCTTCTGTACTTAAATCACCATCGGTAAAATCACCACTAAATAACTTATAAGCGCCAAAAAGAGCAGCACCAACCGCTAACTTTCTAAATCCAGCAAGAAACTTAATCATTTTTAAAAATTTGCCGGGAGCTAAAAAAGCTGCAAAGGTTGTAAGCGTAGCAGCTGCTTCTATCCAATTGTTTTGAAAATCTTCATCATCAAATCCACCGTTAATAAATCCGGTTAATCCAGTAATTCCGCTATTAATTCCAGTCTGAAACCCACTTAAAATTTCTCCAGCGGTTGGTAATAGCTTCGCGTAATCTAAAATACTTTGTCCTACCCCGCCAAATTTTTCTGCAAGCTTTTCTGCAGATTCACTATTTGCCCATTCCTGAATAGCATTTTTTGCATCACCCGCTTTATTAAGAAGAGCTTGGCCAAGTTCAGATGTTGCTGCTTTATTTTCTTCTGTTGCTAATGCACCTACTGCAGCGCCGATAAGACCGAACTTTTTACCTAAAAGCAAACCAAACGCACCACCTAGTGTAGCTCTTTCAGCAGCAGCACTTAATTCAGCTGATCCAGTTGCGCTGTTAACCCAGTTACCGATATCGTCAGCAAAGGCCGTAGCCAATGCAGCAGGTAAACCTCTTTTAAGTAATCCCTTTGCTAATCCTTTGGCTAAATCTTTTAATGCTGCGCCTGTGAATAAAGCAGCAGGTAATGAAAATCCACCGCTACTAGCATTATTATTTTGAGTACGACTTGAGCTGTCACTTCGACTTGCTTCTCTTTTAATTGAAGCTTTTCTTTCTCTTTCAGCTTCGAGGTCGTCACCTTTTCTTTGTTCCATAGAACGAATAAAGCGCTCTAGACTATTACTAGAACGATTTGTATTATCTACTACAACGCCAAGCGTTTTATTAATATCGGCTAAAGTTGTCATTGTTGTGCAAGTCTTTCGTTTTGCTCTTTAATGTGATCGTTAAGCAGTATAATATAAATGTCCCTCTCCCAGGGTATCATAGTTTCTAAATCGTTCAATGAATAATTAAAATGTTGCATCATTGTAAAATTAGTGCGATAATAGTTTTCTAGCGATTCATGTGAGAGGGCCACTAAAAAAAATCTTGGATCCCTTTAAGAGTTAATGTGTTTGCATGATTACAAGATTCACAAACATAGTCTATAGTGTGTTCTAGTGAAGGCATTGCATCTACAAAAAGAGAAAGCTTTTCTAGTTGTAAGCTTGTTAATGAATTGATAAATGCTTCAACCTCAGCCCGAGGTTCATCTTTTAATGAAATATTTTCATCTTCAGTTTGTACACTATCAATACACGAAATAATAGTTTCAAATAATAATTCAACTGCGCTTTTATCTTCATTAAATACCGAATCATTTTTCAGTAGATCATCATATGTAGGATATTTCATTACAATATTAATATTTTCGGTAATAGGAATAACATTATCTACGTGTTTGTGGTCAATTTTAATATCATCTAAATTTAGATTTATAGTATGTTCATGCTCACATTCTGTACATTCAGATAAAATATTAGTTGTTTCACCTACAGATTTGCCACGAATTTGTGTAAACATATAATCTACATCAAAGGTAGATAGCTTTGATGCATTAATATTTGGAGAACAAGATTCGATACATGTCAATACGGCATTTAAAACCATTTTAGGATCTTTAGATTCAAGTGCAATCAAAAGATTACGCTGCTCTTTCACTAAAAACGGACGATAGTTAATTGTCTTCTTAGTAGAAGGTACAGTTAAACTGTAAGATGGTGCATCGATGTTTAGTTTAGGTAATGCCATTATGAATTTCTCCAGACTTCTTTTGCATTCACTCGAATAAATTTCTTATTCGTTTCATTTTTATTTGGATTCTCAATAGTCAGCATTACATTCTTGCCAGCTAAGAATGCTTTCATTTTAGCTTGCACTTGTGCACTTGAACCATTCCACTCTTTACGTTTTATTTTACGCCATGGGCATGGTTTCTGATGTGTAACACCCTTTGATACCTGTTGAGCTCTTGATCTTTTCTTCGCCATTTCAATATTCCTATAAAGTTATAATAAATCAACACCACCGATAGGTGTTGAAAGACTGGCATTTAAGAAGTTTTGACTTGCTTCTACTGGATACCAGTTAGTGTAAGACATTTGAATATTCAATTCAACTAGTCCGTCTAATTCGTTATTTAGTTCGATTGCTTGCATTGTTGTAGGAAATGCTTCTCGCAGTTCTACCGAATAAACACTACCTCCACCCAATCCAACTTGTAATCTTAATGGTCCTAGAGATTTACTTAAACCGACTAATGGTTTTCTTAATTGGTGAATAGTAACTGTACGTGCATAGTCATTCTTATATTTTAGTTCACCTATTTCTTCACCGACAGTTAATGCTCTCCATGCATCAAAATATTTCTTTACACCATAATCATTCATACAATAGAATGTCATAGCCACATCATCAACTGCATAACCATACGCTACTTTTTGAAATTCCATTCCGATTCTTCGGTCATTGGTAAGTGTAACTTTAGCAGGTAATGCTGCGTTAGAACATAATAAATTTAATTCTCTTCCAGAAGCACCGCCTCCGCCGCCCGTCAGCATTCCTATAATACCACCTAACAAACCACCGCCACCACCAAAACTTGTTGGAAGTGTAACTAAAAATCTATTAGCTCTTGCAAAACCAAGTTTTGTATTGGCCAATGCTTTTAAATCGTCAACTGAATTAGCCATTTGCTATCTTCCTTGAATCTGAATATACTTTTCCAGCAGGAGCTTTTTTCCAACTTGCAGTTGGCATAAAGGTTACAATCTCCCACTCTGGTGCTGGCACTTGTGCAAACCGTGATTTAACATGACCCAATAAGTAATGTTTAAAACAAGGTTGAAAGTATTTAAATTTAGCAGCGCCTTTAAGTAATTTGTATGTTAAATTAAAACGTGTTGATTCATTATAATTTTTATTGTTAACTAAGTCAAGCAAACTATCTAAAAACTTTGCTCTTAAAACTGGTGGTATGTAATGTAAGTTTAAACCTCTAAAGCCACCAGGCGCTTTTTCAACCGGTATCACTAATGGAAATGTATCATAATACGGAAGTTTATCTTTTAGTTTAGGATCATAGAAAAACATCATCATGCTTCCTAGCAAAGTGGCACTTACTTTATTGATACCTTCTTCTCTCATTAAAGATTCACGATTTACTCTTGTTAATCTTTGTACACGTTTACGAAACCAATCACGCGATTCTTGCGTCCGCGGAGTGATACCTCTTCTAAAAGCTTCAAGCTCTAGTTTTTGAAATAAATTTGCCATCGAATCTATTTATATCTTTTCTTACGTGTTTTTCTAAATGGTTTCATCGGGTTATATTTCTTAAGTTTGCCTGGAACAGGTTTTGTTAATAACTTCATTTCTTGTAATCTCTTTTCTGTCCACACTTGAAATTCCCAACCACGATCTTGCGCATATTCATTTGCAGCTTCCCACTTATTCATATTTTTTACATAAGTAAGACCTTCAGCAATATATCTCTTAGTTCTTTTTGGACCTATTGGAGGAACAGTTTCTTTTTCAGGCTTAATTTCTACTAATAATGTTTTATCTTCAAATATTATTTTAACGTCAACGTAATACTTATGATATTTTTTATCAACATCATAATAGTATGGAACAATCACTTCTTCAGAACTCCATCCTTTTACTTGTTCATTTTTATCACACCATTGCAAAACTGCTTTTTCCCACAGAGATCTATACACTACAGAAGAAAAATCACCTCTGTATTTTGCTTTATCTTTGACTTGATATCTACCTGAATAACCCATGCACAACTGTTATAAATATAAAAAGAACATCTTAGTACTATCTATAAGGAATAAAAATGTCTGAACTCGATATAATAAGTCAAAAAGCTGGTCCTCTAGGAGAAAAATTAAAAAATCCATTAAATTCAGCGTTTAGTGATTTTGCTGGTGGTGGAAATACTAAAGTTAATAGTACAAGTTTTGATATGGGTTTTGAAGGAGATTTAGCTGCTCAAACAATGATTCAAAACAAGTTAGATTTCATGTCATCTGGTGGAGGTAGCAAACTCGAATATCCTTTAGATGTAAGTGGTAATCCGGCCTATGCAGCAACAGTAAAATTTCAAATAATGGAATATGCTATGCCTAATGAAGGTGAGTCAGGAAAAAATCATGCGACAACACCATCTGATAATTCTAAAAGTAAAGGAATTGAAGAAGCTAAAGTAGAAGGCGGAGCAGATCCAACTGGTGGTGTGGGTGGAGCAAATGCTGCAGCAAGATTTGCAGCTAGTACATACCAGGATGATGCAGCTAACTCCGGAGTTAGAAATCCGGGATTTCAATTCGTAGATGACGCTGCTGTTACTCAATCTTTTGTGAAAACAAAAAATGAAGATGATGCTGACATAAAAAATATAAAGGCCGCATCAGGTTCTAAATTTAAAATAGGTTTTCAAAGAAAAATGGGTTCACCTAGTGTCGTGATGTATTTTCCAGCCAGTCAAACATTTTCTGATACTATTGGATATGGTGGCGCTGATTTACAAGTTGCTGGAAGCGCTATTGAGGGCGGAGTAAACGCTGGTAAAAATGAAGTTGTAAACCAATTGAAAGAAGCTATAAAAAATGGTGCTAATAATTATATGGATGTAATAGGAGATATTTCTGGAGCTATCAGTGGAGCTGCAAAATCTGAAGCTGGTAGATTAGCAGCATCAAAGGTTGTAGGAAAAATTCCATTTGGAATAGGAACAGCAGCCACTTTACTGAACAGAATGGTTGTTAATCCAAATGTTAGAACACTTTTTAACGGTGTTACTGTAAGAGAATTCGCTTTCCAGTTTAAATTTATATCAACTTCACCACAAGAAGGTGAGACAATACAAAAAATAATAAAAACTTTCAGAAAAGAAGCTTATCCAGAACCTTTTAATATGCAAATAGGTGGAGGAGATGTTGCTTTAGGATATAATTTTCCTAATGCTTTCAAAATAACTTTTCATTTTGAAAGCATTAGGAAAATTATATCCTAAAGCAACATCTCCTCCACCTATTTGCATATTAAAAGGTGGAGGAGATGTTGCTTTAGGATATAATTTTCCTAATGCT